TTTGTGAGCCACGACACTTACGACTTTGTAAATAATCTCATTAAATATAAAAAGCATAAGATAGTTGTTTACCCAGACGCAAGCGGTAAAGCTAACAAGACGAATGCAACAGAGTCAGATCTTGATATAATAAAAAGCGCAGGGCATCAGGTGAGTGCTCCAAATGCAAACCCAGCAGTAAGAGATAGGATTAACTGTGTAAACGCTAAAATATCTCGCAACGAGCTATTTGTTAACACTGATAAATGCCCTGAATTAGCAACAGCATTAGAGCATCAAGGTTATAATAAAAATGGTGAGCCTGAGAAGTTTACAGAGCACCCAGCAATAGATGACTGGTGTGATGGAACTGGATATTTCATACACAGAATGTACCCGATACGCAGGCCGATGGCTAAAGCAATGAAAGTATCACGTTAAGGAATTACAATGGATGATTATTTTGATAAATCTAACCGTCATGAAGTCGGATTGCACCGGGTGGCGACTGGATTAATTAACGACTACACAACGCCAAATTTACAGGCTGTATATAAAAAAGCTCGCTTAATGTTACTGGATGCAGAAGAAATTAAGTCTGTGAGCCAGTTAACAATATTAACGAATAAAATAGCGCGTGAGATATTGCCAGAAACAACAGCAACGTGGGCAGAAGTTACGGCAGCTTTGCAAGTAGTAGCAGTCAATGAGGCTTTGTTTAATGCAAAGCTATTTAAAGATATTTATGACGTGAAACTAGATGTGCCGGCTGATAAAAAGATTCTAAAATATATTAATAACTCACTGCTTACTTTAGAAGGTGGCGCAAGGTCGAACTCAGGCGTGTGGGCTGAATATGTAAAGCAAAACAGTGCATCAGTCGGCAACGTGTACAATAACCAGATTAAAAGCGGTTATGCAGCAGGTGAGAGCGTTAACCAAATAACTAAACGATTGCGAACAGTAACAAATGGCATACTTAAAAACGAAGCTGAGGCGCTGGTAAGGACTGGCATGAGTCACTACGCAGTCAATGCCAGAGAGTCAATGATGCGTGATAATGAAGACGTTGTGACAGGTAGATATTTCAATAGCGTTTTTGATAACAAGCGAACATTGATATGTACAAGCTATGCAGCGCGGCAAGACTCAATGAGTAAACCGTGGGGCGTGAATGATGCGTCAGCGCCTAACTTGCCATTGCATTTTAATGAGCGTTCTAATTGGCTGTTTTTAGTTCGCGACCAAAAGCGGCCAGAAGGAACACGCGCAGCAGTCGGAGGCAAGGAAGGCGAAGAGGCAAAAGAAACATTTGAACGGCGTGAGAATAGCTTAAACAAGCGCAGAGATAACCCAAACATTACAGGTAAAACATCTAGCAAGCCAACTTATAGAGGCCGCAAAGACAGCGATACTTTTAACGCTGGTCAGATTGCCGGTGATACAAAAGCAGCGGCTTGGTTACGCTCGCAGCCTTCCTGGTTTCAAGACTCCAATCTAGGCAAGGCAAGGGGTGATTTATTTAGAAGTGGTCGACTTAAATTAGAAAAGCTCACCGATTTTACTGGTAAGCCATTAACTATAAAAGAGTTGATTGATAGTGGGGTTTAGATTAGGCCGCTGTAATTAGCGGCTATTGTTTATTTTAGAGGCAAAATAACTTCATTAAGCAATCCTTCATCTTGCATGAACTTAATCATATCAACTTGCACAAAATAGCCTGCATTACGTAGCGCAGACGCTACGCTATCCAGTTGCTTATCATCTGCTTCTTGGTCACGCTCAAAATATTCTGCAATATTTGCAGGGTCCGTGATTACTTCCATATTTTTATCAACTTTATTGAAATCAACTCCTGCTTTGCAAAACTTGTCAAAAGTAAATCCTGCTTTTACAGCTTCCATGTACCCAGCAGAAAAGTTAGAGACTGTAAAATCAGCCATGCCTTTGTCCATTGCAATGCTAAACGTTGGTATAGTTTCTTTATATAAATCCTCACAAAGACTTTTATTCATTGTTCTTACATCCACATTAGATTTTACTATGGCATCAGAAACAGACCTAGCAAGAGATTCAAAACATACTGGATTATCGTCTTTGTCGTGCTCGTCTTGCAGTGCAATTAAAGCGTCAATGTCAGGTTTCCATGTGGCAATGTCGACTGGGTTATTCTCAATACTCCAATGCCAATCAATGGCTAACATATTAATGCTGCGCATATACGCAACCACAGGAAAACCATCAGGCATAGGCTGCTCGCCTGTGTTGTTGCGTGGTGCAAATGAGTCGATGTAGGTTTCTTTTGGCTGACTAGCGTTTGCTTGAATAACAGAGCACTCAAATAAAGGCCTGTTAAAACTAGAAACGATATCAAAAACTGTATTTTTAAACGACACTTTATCGCCCGCAACAAAATCGCCGCCTAGTGATTTAAAAAAACTTAAACGTAACTTATTCATAAAATACTCCTTTGATTAACGGACCCTTATAATAAGACGGTACGCTTTAATTATCTAATCGTTTGTAACTATCGAAATCTGGCAGTTGATAGTTACACTTTAATTATCAGTAAGAAAGTGAACCTGGCTTCTCCCTATTATTTCAGCAAAAGAATGTATTCTATCGCGAGCTAGTTTATATATTTCCTTGTAGTCCATTTCTTTATTCATGCCGTCAATAAGTGCTTTTTCTATAACATCATCAGCAGTGCATGACTGCATAAGCTGTTTAATAGTTAAGATCTCCCTAAGGTTTTTATATTTCTGCTCAATAAGAAAAAGCGCTTTGTTTTCCATCTTAGCTAAATTTGTATAATATCTATGTGCTGAGGTGCTTCCCTGTTTTGTAGCGTAATCAACAAAGTCCTTAATTACATCGGTTTTTTGCTTATATACAATCTTTCCATCGGATCTAACATTCTGCCAGTTTGGATCTTTTTGCTGAGAAACAATATTAGCAACAACTTTTTTTAATCTGCTAAATTCTTTAGCTACTCTAATTTTTAGGGCTATTACTTCCTTTGAGTTCCTTGCTAATAAAACAAGCAATATAAATTGGTCTTCATTAAGTAAATATCCTTGAGTTGGCCGCCCACCTTTTGCTGTAGGTTTCTGCATCTGAAAACGCACTACTCCGAATTCCTCAAAGTCAGATATGTTGTCTGAGATAATCTTTTTTAAGGCTCGATGCTCTCCGTACCCCATGGCAACGAATAAATCAAAAGTGCTAACTGCTGGCTGGTTGTTGGTGAGGACTACTAAATCATTCATAAATCAATCTCTATGGTTAATGTGAATGTATATTATAACATATAGCTGTAAATAATTACAATAACTTAATAGCTGTGCTAGTAAGGCGATACTTCCTATTTATTATAGTTAGGGGTTAGGAAATAATTGCTTTCACCACCCCTTTAATAAAGGTGCAATAAATAATGCTTAAATAATTACCCCTATTGAGTATGCACTTTCATTCACTGCCAACTAAGCACCATTTGGGCGGCCTCCTTTTTGTCATTGTATTTATGCCTTTCCAAAGGTAGGAACCCTATATCTGTAATTGCTGGTTAAGTAACTCAGCGCAATTTTGCGTTCAGTAAAAATCAGCACTTTGCGAATATTGAAACTAATTTTTTAGATGTCATTTTATGCCTCTTTGGTTTCACTAAACTTTGCGCCTTTGCTTTGGTTATCACTAGCCCATAAAGGCTGCAAGTTGCTAAGTGCGTTAATTATTGCAGGGTCAGTTATTCCTTGAGCTATAAATCTAGCTACCGGCTTCTTGTGGTCTATATGCCATTCACCTCGATTCTCCCAATTCATGCCGTCTTTAAAGTTGAACTCAATGCGCTTTTTTAATTGCTCGATTGTGTACCCGCATAATTCCTCGGCCTTAGACCTACCACCTTTCCAGTTTCCTATTATTCTATTTAATGAGCTCCTGACAAATACTGGAATTGGGTTATCTTTACGGTATTGAGAATTGTATTTATCTAACTTTTCTTTATTATTTTCTCGGTATTGAGCGAACTTTTCTTTATTATCTGCGTAGTATTGAGCAGCGTACTTGCCACAGCTTGCTTTGTTGTCTACGCGGTATTGAGCCTCTCGTGTAGCTATTTTTTCTTTGTTATCTACGCAGTATTGTACTCGGCACATTAAGCAACCACGGTCACTAACTATTCTCTCTGAAATGTGCCCTCGCTTACAAGGCTTGCCAGTGAAATAGCGCTTCAAGCCTTTTTGCTTTGCTTCTGCTTTAGTTATAATTTCCATGCTAATTTATTCCTCTGTATTATAAGTATAAGTATCATTAGACCTAGATATATAAATCAACCTTAGAATCTAGGTAGTCATCTATGTCCTGTTTAAGCTGCTTGTTCTTCGCTCTAAGCGCTTTATTCTCATTCCGTAAGCATTCGTTCTGTATCTCTTGCTTTGA